ACAGGTGATATATTTCAAGTAGGTGAAACATTCACATTCATATATAGATAGTATGCAAAAAAGAAGCTATAAGCGTGAGTTTGTAGACAAAGTAAAACAAAAGTTCAATGACTTACAATCAAGTAGTAAAAACAATAACAACTCTATTGCAAAGCAATGCGATGATAAAAGAGGTGAAGTTCGCAACTCCGCAAGAGTGGTTGTTCGCAACTAATCAGCCTACTTTTCCTGTTGCTTGTTTTATGATTAATTCAGGCAGTTTAAATATTGGCAGAGAGCAAGTATATAACTTGTCTTTTTGGTTTATTGACAAAGCAGGAATGGAAAATGAATTTGAGAAAGATGTAACAAGCGACATGATACAAGTTGCTGCTGATATTGTAAGCACTTTAAGAAAAGGAAGCAATCCTTATACTGTTGATAACGCAATCGGTTATAGTGTAATATCAGACAAATTTGAAGATTATTTGGCAGGGGTAAATTTAACTTTTAACATAAATACAATTTCAGATTATGATGCGTGTAATATGCCTTTTATTGGTTAGTGTTTTTGCAATAAAATTAAATGCACAACAATACACAAAGTTCAATGGTTATGGCTTCCAAGCCGATAGATTGAAAGCAGATAGTATTTCAATACATCCAAGCGATACAGTAAGAAACAAAGCAGCGAGAAGCATTGCAGTATTGAATGGAGTGTTTTATATTGCTGATGGAACAAAATGGAAAGTAGTTGGAACAGATACAACTTCACTTTCAAATAGAATAAATTTGAAGTTAAATATTTCAGATACTGCAACAATGCTTTCTCCTTACTCTAAATTAAAAAGTGTAGGGTTGTCAATGCCATCTGCTTTTAATGTGGCTAATTCACCTTTAACAAGTGATGGAACTTTAGCAGTAACAGGAGCAGGGAATGCCACTCAGTATGTCAGAGGTGATGGTGTGTTGGCAACTTTACCAACAAACGGAAGTGGTGGTGGAGCTTCTGTGTCTTATTACTTAAATGGGTCGGTTAATCAGGGTACAATAGGTGGCGTTACTTATTATGAAATGAATAGAACACCTATTATTGGAGCAGGCACAGATTTTGTAAGAAATTCAAACGGATATATCGCATCTTTTTTAACTGATGCAAATGACCCTGCTTTGTTGAATATTCCTGCGGGTAATTGGAATTTTGAAACATATTTTCAGGCTTCAAGCGGTGGCGGTAGTCCTACATTTTATATTGAGTTATACAAATACGATGGCACTACTTTTACGCTTATTGCTTCTAATAGTGGAAGTCCTAAGTTAATTAATGACGGAACAAATATTGAAGCTTACTTTAGTGCTTTAGCAGTTCCACAAACAACTTTAACTTTAACTGATAGATTAGCTATTCGTATCTATGTAAATACATCGAGTAGAACAATTACATTACATACAGAAAATAGTCATCTATGTCAAGTTATAACTACATTTACAACAGGTTTAACTGCACTTAATGGATTAACTTCACAAGTACAATATTTTGCAACAGGAACAACAGGAACAGATTTTAATATAAGTTCAGTAACTGATACACATACATTTAATTTACCTACTGCATCAGCAACAAATAGAGGCGCTTTAAGTTCTGCAAATTGGACTACGTTTAACAACAAGCAGAATGCAATTACATTAACTACAAGTGGAACATCAGGGGCTTCAACTTTAGTTGGCTCAACACTCAATATTCCTCAATATCAAGGTGTTTTAACTAATCCAATAACAGGAACAGGTGTTGGAACTTCATCAGGTGGTCGTGTTCCATATTTTACAGGAACAACAACACAAGTAGGAAGTGATAACTTATGGTGGGATAATACCAATGCAAGATTGGGGATAGGAACTGCTTCGCCATCTTTCCGTTTAGACGTTAATGGAACAGCAAGGATTAACGGAACAAAATATATTGCTTTCAATCCGTCTTTTTCTGTCGCAGGAAACATAAGAGCAGGTGGAGTAATAGCAACAACGGGCAACTTTTCAATTTATTCGGATAGTGGTATTCCAGGTGAAGGATTTGATGTTGCATATTGGAATGGTTCTGTGTATTATCCAGGAATAAGATTAAATAATGTCGCTTCCGGTTTTTCAACATTACAACTAATGAAAGACGGAGGAAATGTATTAATAGGCACAACCACAGACGCAGGCTTCCGTTTAGATGTTAATGGAACAGCAAGGGTGCAGGGGAATTTTACACAATCAGCAGGAACAAGTGCAGCATTTGCTAATGGTATTACATTAGATGGAACAAGAAGATTATTTGGAAGTGGAACTATAACACATCAAAGTAATAGTGCTACTACACAACATCAATTTAGGAATGAAATAAGTAGTGCATTATCAGGAACTATTGTGTCTATTAATAATTCAACAGGAGAATGGGGTGCATCAAATGCAAATTCATTTTTAAATATTTCAGGTAGAGCAGCAATTGCATCAGGTGTTCAAGATTTAACATCAATATTAATTTCTAATAGTGTAGAAAATATTGGTACATATACAGGTACAATTAGAGGTATATATTATAATCCAAGTTCAATTGGAGGTTCAGGATATACACATAGAGCAATACAAACAGTTAGAGGTGATGTTATATTAGGCTCAACTTCAGGTAGTGTAGGAATAGGTGCAAATACATCTATTAATGCATCAGCAATATTAGATGTTACTTCAACAACTCAAGGCTTCCTTCCTCCAAGAATGACAACTGCACAAAGAGATTTAATTGCAACTCCTGCTGCAGGGCTTGTAATCTATAATACATCAACAAACAAACATCAAGGGTACAATGGTACAACTTGGAATGATTTCTATTAAACAAACAACAATGAAAAAAGCAACATTAATCGCAGCAATTTTATTAAGCCTATCGGCAAAAAGTCAAGATTCATTGGTAGTTAAAATGGATACAACTACCTTTAAAAACATTATCGCTATCATCCAAAAACAATTAGATAGCAAATCAGCAAGTAACTATATACTTGAAGTATTGAGCAAGTATGAATTAGTAATGGACAAACCTAAAGAACAAATAAAAAAGTAAAAAAAATGAAAAAAGTAATCTTCGGAGCATTATGCTTTATGGCTCTAAATTTAAAAGCACAAACAATCGATACAACTTTCAAAGCAATGACTGCTTGTAAAATTGTTCCTTTCAAAGCAAAGTACACAGATACTGCTTTATCAAATCATTTGGGCGTTAGAATTATTTCAGATGATTTGAAATCAACCTGCACATTGTATTGGGCATTATTTGCTGATAATCAAATTACAGTAGATGGCAATGCAACTATCAGCGGAGATGATTATTTAGCATGGAATGGCAACAATTTATATCCTTTCACTTTTGTAGGTAAACTTTACAACATAATATTCAAATAAGATGCAACAAATAGATACAACAAGCATAAGGGGAACAATAATCACTTTTATTGCTTCATATTTTAGCTTCCAAGCGATAACTCCTGTATTGCAGTTTGTATCTTTGATAGTTGCATTGGCAGCAGGTGGAACAACTTTATATCTTAACATCAAAAAAATAAATAAAGATGGATTATAATTATTTGATTTTAGCTTATATAGGCTTACTTTTGCATTATCTTTTCAGATGGAAAGAAGTTGTTGATGAAAATAAACAAGTGAATTATAAGGCTGAATTGCCATCATTCATTATATCAATAATTGCAACAGGAATAATGGTTTATCTTGGTGATGATATGAAAGATATTTATCCATTAACTCCTGCAACTGCATTATTACTTGGTTATGGCAATCAATCAATTTTCAATAAGTTAGTAAAAAGTAAAAATTTATGAAATATATTTTAATTTTGTGTTTATTGATTGCAGGTTGTTCAGCAGTAAAAAGAGTATTGAAAGATAAAGACAAAACTGAAATCGTTGGCAGAGAATGGGAGAAAAAGAATCCTTGTGTTAATGATTCATTTGTTACTTTTTTAAGTGATACATTGATAAAATTTGATACTACTTATAAATTCAAATTTGATACAATCAACAAAGTTGACATTGTTAAATTAGTTGATACTGTTCTAATCAAAAAAACAATCAGAATTAAAGATACATTTAAAGTATTCATAAATGATAATAGAAGGCTCAACATTGCTTTGGATTCAGTTAACCATTACAAAGGTCTATCTGCATATTTTAAAGTGCAATTTGAGCAACAAACTCAACAAACGAAAGAACAAAAATATAGGGCTAATTGGTGGATGATAAGATTTTGGTTATTATTTTTGTTAATGTTGCTTATATTTGTATTGTATCAAAAATTCAATAAATAGCTATGAAGCAGTATACAGTTTATTTTGAAATATTTGGAAAGAAATTGAAGATTAATTTGTATGCGAAGTCAATGGCTGATGCCAAAGAAAAAGTATTGAAGAAAAAAGATGAAGCCTTTAATATTTTAAAGGTAGAATGTCCTGATGATGTAACATTTCTTAAAGATATATTTGGATTCAAATGATAATAGTAAACAAAGCTTGTATTGATTTAATCAAACATTTTGAAGGCTTATTCTTGAAGCCATACCTTTGCCCTGCAAATGTTGCTACCATTGGTTATGGAACAATCCGTTATCCAAACGGAACGAAAGTAAGATTGACAGATGCTTCAATAACTGAAGCAAAAGCAATGGA